GTACACAGAGATGTTAGACGAAACTGGTAAGGTATTACAAATGCTCACTAGTAAGAATGTCATGTGTGATGCGAAATTCAAAGGACTCACAGTTAGAGTACCAACTGACCCTAATAGACCAAAGGTATCTGGTATGGTTAACAGATCAGATGTTGGTGTGATTAAGCATGATGACCAACTAATCATGATTAAAGGTAAATGAGTTCAGTAATTTTCTTTATTCAAGATGATAAAGACTCCCTAATCAACGACATTATTGTATGGGAGAATACATTAAACATGATGGACATCAAAGATTTCACCTTTGTTGATATGGATAATCTACATCCAGGCAACCCAAATGCAGTAAAAACATTCTGGGAGGCACTACAAAGACATCCAGGAATAAAGGTACACGTAAAACAAACAGGTGATATAGCACTAGAACACTATGTACATCCAGACAATGCATGTTATATTTTTGGTCCAGATAGTGGTAAATTAGAGATAGATTTTGGCCTATCCATAAGATTAGAGTGTGAAGAAGTGTGGGCATATACGGCAGCCAGTATAGTATTGTATGACAAAAAGACAAAGTTAAAATAGTAATTTAGTGTAGATTTATATATGGCGTTAACATATACTGATAATACTGCAGTATTTGCCGAGGGTGAAGCCATATGTGATACATCAGGAACTTGGTCAAGTTTAGGTACTGGAGCAGGTACTGGTCTATGTTGTGACGTTACAAGAGTTGGTTGTCAATCTATTTCTAAGAGACTTTCCAACGCTAGAGGTGGTTTTCAATTTGCTAGAACTTGTGCTATTGATATGTGTACTGCTTGTTCCCCCCAGGGAATGGTTACTTTTTGGACTCAATTAAATGGTATTCCATCATGTACTGCGTGTACAGGAGGATTAACAGTCCGGGTAGGATCTGCCGCATGTGCATATCGGGAGTGGCAGGTTGTCACAGGTGCGAACTACCCCGGTGGATGGCAGAAATTTACAGTTTATGTTTGTGCTCCAGGAGGTAGCGATACAGGTACACCAGCGTGGTGTGCTGTTGATTACTTTGCGATGCAATGGGATTCGACCACGGCTTACATGGGAAACGTAAAAGCAGTTTGGACTGATGAGGTTAGATACTTAACAGCAGCTCAAGTAGCAGGAGGGTGTGCAGCAGCGACTGTGACAGGAACTGTTACTACTGAAGGGGCTCTATTTGAAGAAACATTCACAGCAGCAGGTAACTGTACAGCAAGAGGATTATCACAACTTGGTGGAGCATTCAACTTATCAGCATCAATAGAATTTGGAGGGGCAGCTACCTGTCAAACATTCACATCACAAAACGAACTAGTTACAGTAGGACCACTAACCTTAGCATCAAACGGTGTGCAGTTTATTAGATTCCTAGGTAACGCAACAGGTACCCATATACATGACTGGGGTGCAGTGTGTGGTACTACTGGTACTTGTGGTACTACAGTAGTCAACGCCAGTATATCTTGTGCTGAGTTTAACGTTCTTGCATCATGTGCAAGTATAGATACATTCACAATTTTTGGTTCTACCTTCCAAGGATTAAACGAGGTAGAGTTTGGTAATGCATGTACTGCCCTAGGTACAGCCTGTGCTACAATCAACTTTGCTAATAATACATTTGCTACTATCAATGGTCAGGTTAAAACTAACTATGGTAACTTTGCTACAGAGACTACAAATAAAATAGTAGATGCTCAAAACGTTGCTTGTAATGATGGGGTCAATGCACTTAATAGATTATGTGGTTCTGCTGTAGATGGAACTGATTGGCAGATTGTACAGTCCCCCGGATTTGAAGACAGTAATGATACAACAGGAACTATAACATTAACATGTCACACAGTACCTAATATCGCAGCAGCCAAACCATACGTTACGGTGAATGGTAATGCTTGTAATGGCCAAACATTTAACATAGACAACTATGATAATGGTTGTGGTGGACGTGTAACCATAGCAAGTCAAACAGAATTATCATTTGTAGATAACACTAACGGTACAGTCAATGAAAGGTTCTGTGTTAATTGGAACGTCACAGAACCAGCAGGATGTGCTGTCTCAGGAGCAAAGGTAGTTATCACTGAAGCAACCGTACCAATACCAAACAGATGTAACACAAATGCTTGTGGTACAGATAACGCTCTCAACCTTCACGGTTTTAGGACTAGATTGAATGGTTTGTTTATTTATTGTGCAACTGGAAATGGTGTTGAAATTCATTGTTGTGAGGCATGTATTATTAAAGATACTAAAATTCTCAGAAGTAAAGGTTATGGGTTCAAATCCCATAATGCAACAGATTGGATTGTACAAGACTCATATATAATAGGTGGTTGTACTGACGGTATTATAATGATTGCTTGTTCTGTTCCAGTAGCGGATAATAATAGTTTGAGAGGCACTGTTATACATAACAATGCCGGTTATCAAATAAATATAGGAACATGTGTATCAGAGTTCTATATAGATCCAACATCACATGTTGGTACAGGGGGATCAGGAAGATTATTAGACAATGGAATAAGTACAATGGACGAGGACGTAGCAAACCGTACTGACACTATCAGGAAAATACATACAAATAGACAGGTTATTACAGGTAATCAATTAATCATATATGATGACGATGACGTTACTGCTTTATTTACATTTGACTTGAAAGATGCAAGCGATGTAGCAACAGAAGATAATCCAAAGAAAAAGGTTCCGGTTTAGAATGGGTCTTTTAACCTACGGGTTAGGAGATAATACACTCTTAACCAACGGACTTGGAGGTGCCACAGTAATTGTTGTTCCTTCAGTAAAATATGATGGAACTGCAGGAGCCTATGTTTATCACAAAAGGAGGGTAAAGGGGCTAAATATCACCAATTCAAGCAAAACGGTCCTATTAAAGGAATTAACCATCACAAAGACATCTGAGTTAGATATACTAAGTTTCTTAAAACTTGACCATACCAACAAAGTTAAGGTAAGACAGATGCTAAAGACAATATCTGACGATAAAACACATTTGAAGGTAGGAATTTTTAAGAATATAAATAATAAATTAATAATTAATGCAAAGTTTCTTAACAAATACGAGAATAAGACGACTATAAGCGGTAAAAAATTTATTAATTTTCTCGAGAAAAAAATAAAAATAAAGGAAAATAAATTAAATAAAGGTGAATTAACTACCAAACATATAAATCCCACGGATGTGTTAGATGAGATAGAAGTGACAGAAATGATGGACATAATTAAAGACATGGAGGATGCTGATGTTTAACAAAAAGAAAGATCCGATGGAATATATCAATAAAGACAACTTTGACATGGTTAGAGAGTGTTTAATGCAGGGGCTCCACTCTAAAGATCCAAAAGCAATAGTAGCAAACATGGCTAAAACAACAGGAATACCATTTGAAGCATGTCAAGCAATAGTATCTAGAGAAATAGGAGGGGCATTTGATGCCTTTACCGACCAACATGGCTGAGAAACTAGATGTAAATACAGGTGGAACTGCCATAGGTAATAAACTATGGGATATGCATCAAAAAGATGAACAAAAAGCAGTAAATAACCATAAAGAAGGATTTTGTTGGCGTTGTGAGAAGAAAAAAGCAGTATCAGCCACATTATTTACAGTATGTGGAAGGTGTCGTAGACATAAAGACAATGTTCACACATTAGTTACAGTAGCAGATAAGGGATGGGACTTGTGTATGTTCTGTAGTAAGTATTCATGGGACACTAAACAACTAAACGCTAGATTATGTTATAATTGTCACCATGTAATTAGAAAAACCCTACACGATTTCAGAGTAGCCGGTGGTACTACAAAGGTAGATCCATTTTGGAAATCCATGAGGAAAAACATGGGTAAAGACTTTATGATGCGAGAAGGTATTACTAAAAACTTTAGAAAATAATCAGTGTTTTACAGGATTAGTTATTAAATTAAGTCTACTTAGACTCTCATCATATAGAATATATCCTTTAATATTGCCTAGTGTATATTCACCATCTTGGGTAACATCCCTAGCAATAGCAAATGAGTGTGCAACCTCTTGACCTGAAAAAGTAATAGACTTTCTATCACGTTTAATTTCAACAACTGGTTCAAAATTATCTTCATATTTTTTGAATCCTTCTTCACCACCATCAAAATAAACTATACTTTTACTGAAATCAGGTCTATATCCTGCAACACCTTTCTTATTATTATTGATAATAACTACGTTTTTACCATTAATCCAGAATGCACACATGTGATCTTCTACTATTTTATCTTGACCTTTTGGGTATAATTGTACATAATCAGCCAATTGTTCATACACATACATGGATATATTCGTCATAACTTTATATACACCCATTAATATATAAGGGTATGGCCGCATCACATGTTGTCAAAGACTTCAACAAATGCAAACATTGTAAGAAGTTAATTACACGATATGAGATTGAACGTCATATACATGATGAAGGAGATGAATATGATCAGATATACCATTTCAGGTTCTGCTGGGGTTGTGGATATTTCTCTATATGGCCTAATGTACGTGATGAATTCACAGACTCTATAATGAGAAACCAGTCAATGATTATAGATTTAATACAGAGTAAAGAACTGAAACCCATTCTTTAAATAATATTATTAATATATAAGTGTATGGTTGAATTTTTAGGAGAAATAGTCGCAGGGGCAGTATTATTAGTAGTATCAACATTAGGAGCGTATATATTCAATTTCTTTAAACAAAGAAAGAAAACAATCAATGATAACTCAAAAGAAATAGCGGTATTAAGGGATGACATATTTGCACTAAAGAGAGTTATGGTAATTGTAGCAAAGAGATTAGACAATGGAAGTAGAAAATATCACGATGATCTTGACTCTGAATATGAAGAATTAGTGAAAGACTTACTAACACATGAGATCTTACGCTCAGACAATAGATGTCCCATATGATAAGTTTATATAGAGCATTCAAGTATTATGGGTATGTTTGAAAGCAAAGGAGCTCTTAGGTATCATGCACTATGGGCATATACAGGCATCGCTGGAATTGCACTGTTTCTAGATAAAATTCCTTTACCTGACATCCAAGCATTGGGTGTAGTATTAGGACCTCTAGCAGGCGTAATGTTAGCAGATGTGGTAAAACACAGAAACGTAACTTCCTAGAGGGAATTAATATATACCACGGAAGATTATAAATCTCTATGGGAGAACGTTTATTTTTTTCTAAACTAATCACCAAGGATCTATCTGCCGTAGAAAGTGACAGAAGATTGTTTGAAGGTGTATTAACCGTAGAAATGAAAGATAAACAGGGAGAGATCACCGTAAGAGATGAACTACTCAAAGTCCTACCAATTTGGATTGCCCGAGGGGGACCTATTACAGACACACATTCTAACAGAGTAGTGGGAAAAGGAATCAATTATGCTTCAACTACCGTAACAGATTCAGACGGAACACAATTTCCAGCAATTACAATACAAGGAGAAATATTCAAAGATTATCAATTAGATGATGAGATATGGAAATCAATTAAAAATGGAAAGTATAAAGGACTATCATTCGGTGGTGCAACTAAAACAGGCAGAACACCTACCGTAGAGAAAGATGGGTCAATAGCATATGCTCTTAAAGATTTAGAACAATACGAAGTAGCCGTATGTGAAGAGCCAGCAGTACCATTAGCACTTATTACTCAACATAATGATATAGCAAAGGCAATGGCCGGCAATACAACAGATAGAGGAAATGGTAAGATGTGTATCAGATGTGATAAATTTAAATGTTATATTGAAAAGAAGGAACCAATCATAGCAGCAGAAGATACACCTAGTCATCAAAAACCAGGTAAGATAGCAGGTAACGAAGAACAAGATGCTGTGATCGATGGAAAAATATCACCAAGTAAAGTTCATGGTTCATTAATGCCTTGTCCAGCAGCAGATAGTCAAAATGCAAGTGAGTTTGGTCATCAGTTTAATAATAGACATGGTGGAGGTAAGATAAGTAGAGAAGGACAAAAAGAGATATCATATGATGAAAATATGGCAGACAAATGGAAAACAGGGGAACCACTATCAGATGTAACAGGTTCAAATAAACCAGAACACAGAGATGAACAATCAGAAGCCTTTAAAGAGAAAGAAGCACCAACTAACGAAGAGTTAGAAAACAACAGAGGAGAGCCACAAGAGAACGGTTCAACATATCATGGTACTAGTAAGAATAATGGGGGTTCATCATTAATTGAAGGTAAGGATAGGGAACTAAGAGAAGACACAATAGACCAAGATGTATTGAAAGATGCCGTAGACGGAAAACAAGGTGTAGATAAATTACCATTAGATAATAAACCTATATTAAACGAAGCAAAGGAAACCATTGATCGTGATACCAGAGGTCAAAATAATGATATGTATAAGAATATGAGTGAAATTGATAGAGAGAAATTCAAGGGTAGACACTCTAAAGATGATGCCGTTTACTCACGTAAAGAACAAATAGGCGTATGTGAACCTCCATCAACTGATAAAATAAAAGATGGTGGTGATGGAGGTGCCGTAACAACTGGAACCGAGGGCACTAATAACCCAGTCAACTCAGGTCCAACAAAGAGACAAAAAGAACTAATGGCTGAAATAGCAAATGAGAAGAAAGAAGATCCTATGGTATATGATGGTAAAGCACAAGATGAAGATAATAAAGAAGCATTAGAAGACGCAGGTCTAGAAGAAGAAAAGAAACTAGAACATGTAAGTGGTCATCCAGAAGGACCTGAAAGAAAGAAAACTGCAACCATATTAAAGATGTTAGTGCTAACTTTAGAACTTAAAAAAAAAGCTTTAGCTAAAGGCTTTGGTGACGATGATGATTATAACCCTAATAGAGCAAAACCTACAATAGGTAGACAATATACAGAAACGATAGAAGATAAAGAAACTGGTAAAAAAATCCCAGCAAAAGTTGTCAATATAATTACAGGTAAGAAAGAGAGAATACCAAAATGGGTTAGAGCACAGAGTAACAAGAAACCAGTCAAAACTAACCCAAGAAGTAGATATTCTAGTCAAAGTGGGAGGGCCCATAATATGACAACAGAAGTAAAACCAAGAGAACATCAAGATAAAATACCAAATACTAAAAGAATAGCAACAGAAGAACAACGTGCAAGGCGAATGGCAGCAAGACGAAAGAGAACAGATGTACAGAATAAACTAAAGATGTTAGAAATGGCTTTTGAGTTAATGAAGGTAGAAGGATGTGGTAGTACATGGTCAGAACCAGGAAATGGTAACTTTGGTAGAGAACCGGGGGTCACTAGAGACGATGAATCTAAATCACCACAGGCTAAAATTCAACCTAAACATGTATCTGAACCAGTAAATGAGGAAGGTGCGGAAGGATTAAAGAAGACTAAATTGTTAGAACATTCTAGAGAGTTTGAATCATCAGGAAAATTAACTAGTAATCAACAAAATAAACTAAACCATAAGAGAGAAGAGTTAGGTGTAAAAACAGGTGATATACCATCATCTAAGGTAGGTAGAAGGCAAACCGGAAATCAACATGCTAACAGTATTGGGGAGCATGATGGTAGATCTTGGAGTGCAGCAGACGCACATACTATGGGTAAATTAGATCCTGACTTGGCAAGTAAATTAAAAACTGTAGAAGAATTAATCAAATTTGATCGTGGAATGGCAGCAAATAACGCAGAAGGTGGTAAAAAAGACAACTTAAGGACCAATATAGATGAATTAGCAGAGGCTTTTACCGATAAATCTACAAATATTGCAGATCCTGGTCACGGAGATGGAGGAGTTAGAACGGGGGCCTCCTATGACAATGCACAACAGAGTACAGGAGAACAACAACCACGTAAAGTAATACAAGAAAAGTGTACATCATGTTGGGATGACAATGCTAACGGTAATGATAACGAAGAATACGAAAAGTAGATGAAATCTAGTCCTATATAAATGTATCAAGAAACCTTATATATATCAAATTCAATATAAATGGTAACAACATGACTGACGACAAAGATCATAAAGATGAGCAAGAAAGCAAAGAAGAGGAATCCGAAGAAAAAGACGATAAAGTCGAAAAATCTTTAGATGCTCTTGCAGACGTCATTAAAGGGTTCGATATTAACGGACTTAGAGATGACATCAGCTATGTAGGCGAAACCCTTGATAAATTTGAATCACGTCTAAAAGCTTTAGAAGAACCAACCGACTTACCGTTGAAACCAAAAGTTTCAGCAGAAGACGATATTGGTGCTAAAGTCAAGACCCCTGATGAATATCAAAGTAATTCCCAACAAGCAGGTATTAAGGAAGCAGATCCAGAAAATTCAACTGGTGATGACAAATCCAATCTATCTATGCAAGAAAAATCAGTTTCTCAACAAAACTATGCTTTTACAACCGAAACACCAAGACCAAACGCATCATTAGATACCATTGAGAAATCATCTGGTATTGAACTCAACCCTGTGTTGAAGGCTTCTAGAGAAGTTGGTGCAGAAGGACTTAGTTCAATCGGTAAGCGTATTCTTAGTGGTGAGTTCGGACAACCAGGTGAAGGCGAGGTTCCACAATGGTAAAAATAAATACTATTGACGAACTAGAAGCACTTTACTATGGACACAACCGCAACTCATTGAGAAAGGCAGATTCTCCAATCACAACTTCAACCACAGGAACTTTTAACGCCATATTTGGTGCATATGCTTGGGCTCAGCTCAACATGGAAGCCAATGCTTTTGGTGTTTTACCAAAGTACCCGTGGGACAAGAGTGGATGGAGGGTTATAACCGCTAAAGCCGATAGTATTACTCACGGTGCATGTGCTAATACATGTGTTACTACATTGGGTGGTACAATCGAAGGTGGTTTAATTGCCAATACCTTAAAACCAACACTAGCAGAAATCGATGTCAAACCAAAAACAGCTCAACTACCATTCAGTGCCTCAGAGGTAATGGAGTGGTTAGCTACTCACAGTAAAGACGACATCTGGGGTGGTCTAGGTTCACTTAGATTATTCATGGCAGTTCAACATAAAGAATTGTTAAACAGAATGTTAATGTCCGATGTGGAAGCAGTTGCAGCTTGTGCAGGTGCATGTAATGATAACACTGGTACTCTCAACTGGGAGACACTAGATCGTATCATTTCATCCGATGCAGAAGAGGACGCACTAGGCGGATGTTCAGACGGTTATTATGACCCTTGGGCAACAGCAAGTGCAAGTCCAATTGATAGAGACGCAGGTACTACCTATGACTCTACCGTGTCTTCTCCATCAGGAACAATCGGCACTAATGGTATTATGACTGATGATGTTCTTAGAACATTCCTCAGAGACGTTAGAAAGAAAGCTGGTAAAGATCCAAATGTATTCCTCGGTTCACACGAAGTTTATTCCGAAATCCAAGGCTTGTATATGCCTTCTGTCCGTATTGCAAATCCATACGGTGAAGCATTAGTCCAAGTTGACGTTAACGGAATTCAAACATTCAAAGGAACTGGTGTAGGTATACATGTAGACTCTATTTACGGAGTTCCATTCATTCCAACCAAAGACGCCCCAAGCAATGCTTGTGACGCATCAGAAGTTGGTAGACTATTTGCATTAGATACATCTGATGCAGAAGGGTATGGTTATCCAAGAATGGGTATTATGGTATCAATTCCAACAGAATACTATGAAGCAACACGCAGAAGTCCTGGTTATCCATTCATCAACAATGCATTCGTTGAGAAAGGTGTATTCAGAACTATGGGTGAAGTTGTTTGTAGAAGTTTCATCGCTCAAGGTAAGATTAGAGATATTAAACTTTAATCGAACCACATACGAACCCAATTACCTTAAAACAGTGGGTGTTTTAGGTGACTTTTTTTATACCAATCCTTATATATCATCTTGACCACATTTATATATGGCTTTAACAGTCGCAGTGGATTCAGATTGGGAAAATCTTACAGGGAAAACCTTATCCGTACAATCCGAACTAACATCTAAATTGAAAACAACAATAGTAGATGTTACTTTTGGAGCATGTGATAACTATGCAACATGTGGGGTAACAGTTGACCTTTCACTGGGCGGTAGATTGAGCACCATTTTGGAAGCATCAGTTATTTCAAATGATGGTGGCCTTTTACTTGAATACGTGCCAGCCGCTTTAAATGCAGCAGCTACAGGTAAAGTAAAAGCATACGGCTATATCAATGACGATTCAGCAGGTGTCAATACAACCCCAGAAGCTTTAACCGAGTTAGCAAATGCATCAGCAATTACTAACAGTCTGGCAATCAAGATTCGAGTATTCGGCTACTAGAAATAGTGCCTACTCTTTTTTTATATCATAATCCTTATATATCTATTTATATAACTTAATACATGGGTGACAAGAATAATCTAGTTGAGGTTACTATTACAGATACCTTAGCAAAGACAGGTCACGGAATTTTAAAAGCAGCATATGTCACAGAGTCAGGAGATAATACCTGGATCATTAGAGATGGCACAGCAGCAACAGCAGCAACTGGAACCTTCACATTGGCATGTGCCGTAGCATGTGATACAGTAACAGTTAATGGTTTAGTTTATACAGGTGTAGCAGGAGTCAAAGGTGGTAATACTCAATTCTCAATAGATACATCAGACTGTGCAGCAGCCACAGATTTAGCAGCATCAATTACATGTGATTGTAGAACAGGTATAACTGTCACAACTATAGATCAAACAGCAGCGGCATGTGCAGCCGTAGTTACAGTAACTGCTGGTACAATAGGTACAGAAGCAAACCTAATAGACATATCTTCAGCACAAGGTACTATCGTAGCAAGTGGTGCAACTCTATCTGGTGGAAACGGGGACTCTATATTCACAGTAGATAATAATGCAATAACTAATGGTCCTATCCTAATGCCGTATATCAATCATCCAGTTAAGAATGGTATATATATAGATCATACTGCTGGCACCACAGGAAGACTAGTAGTCATCTACGAATAATCTTTAAATCTTATTAGAACGTTTATATAATATGGCAACTTGTTATGCAACAACCACAGATGTAGCAGATTTTCTAAGAATAACAATTTCAGCATGCACAAGTCCTTCTATAGCCCAGGTTGAGAAATTAATCAAAAGAGCTGAGGATAGGGTTGACCGTAGAACAGGACATGCTTGGAGAACTAAAACATCCACAGAAATATTTGACTTACCATTAATGTACACATTTGGATGGGGTACAATGCTTACACTTAAACATAGAAATATCAAAGTATGTGCTTGTAGTTGTACTGCATTAGATACATGTGCCGGTGATATGATTGAATTATGGAAAGGTTCAACCAGTCAATGGGAATGTACTGCAGCAAGCCAACAGAATTATGAGGTAGAATATATCAAAGGAGAGATCTATCTAAGGGGGCTTATATTCACAATCCTAAGAAGAAACAGGATAAGAGTAACATACAGATATGGAGAAACAACTGTACCAGATGACATAGAAGACGCAGTAGTTAAACTAACATGTATTGATTTACTAAGATCCTCAATTAAGATGGATGACCTTGAATTTGGTGGTTCTATCAATAAAGAACAGGCTATGGAGAAATGGCAAGAAGATGTAGATAAACTCATACGTGACCGTGAGGAAGTGTATGTTTTACCATGACCGGATGGATTAAAACCAATAATTATTCATGGTCTAAACAACAAAAGAAATTATATAAGGATATAGGAGAGGATTTAAAAAATGGAACAAAGAAGGCATTTAGTGAATTGGACACATATTATTTTGAAGACAGTGATAAAAAAGACAGCATAGTTCATGATGAAACTGCAAAAGTTGTAGGTAGTGAAGAATGGGCCGTAGCAGCATCAGATACAGGTAAGGATTGGATATGGAAGAAAGAGCCACCATATGAAAAGATTAAAGATTGGTTGATTAGACGTCAAGGTATAAGTAAAAAAGAT